CTAAAGATCTCTGTCTAATCCCCCAACGTCTCTCAATAGAACTGCAACGACGGGGCTGGTATGTGCGGTCAATGTTCCAGTGGTGGAAAGGGTCGGCTATGCCAGAGAGTTGCAAGGATAGACCGTCCAACTCTCACGAGTGGATTATCATGTTAGCCCAGATTCAGCATAACTACTGGTACGATATTGATGCGGAGAGGGTGGCTACGGATATGTCGCGGTCTACGGGGCGTTTGGAAAGCAGGGGGAGCAAACAATTAGCACATAAACAGGCGAATTCGATGCTGGATGGCGTTTTACCCCGTCAATATAACCCCGCAGGTCGCAACCTACGCACCGGTGACTTCATGCAGCAATCCCTTGACGCCGAGATAGAACACGCTAGGGCATATCTCGCATACCTTCACAGCATCAAGCGCAAGGGCGGTATTATCACCGATGATGAGGGAACGCCTACGGGCTTATTCTGCAACCCGAAGGGATTTAAGGACGCACATTTTGCGACTTTTCCTCCACGATTCGCCGAGATACTTATCAACTTGAGTGTGCCTGCCAAGTGTTGCGCGGGGTGTGGGAAGGGTTGGAAGCGGATGAAACGTGTGAAACGTGTGAAACAAGACTCCACGCGAAAACGTGACGGAGGAAATCAGTATAACTATGGCGGGGAGAGGTGGGATACGACTGTTGAAACCCTTGGCTTCCGCCCCGATTGCGAATGCGATGCACCTCATGACATGACTTCCGACAAACGGTGTCGGACGTGCAACGCCAACGACTTTCTCGCCAGTGTCGAACCGTGTCATAAGCCCGGCATCGTGCTTGACCCATTTCTCGGCGCAGCCACGACAGCACTGGTTGCAGAGAGGTTAGGCAAGCGGTGGGTTGGGATAGAGTTGTCAGGGGAGTATGTAGAAATGGCAAGAAAACGGATGGAACAAGAAAGTCCGCTTTTTGCCCCTTTCATATTGCCTACATCATAGGTTGGCAGTATGGTTTTTTGTATGTACGAGTCATTACGACCTTTTGAATCAGGGGACATTTACGAGTCATTTACCGCATTTGAATCAGTGACGCGATACGAGTCATTTAGGTCTTTTGAATCCTATACGTTATACGAGTCATCAACGAACTTTGAATCAATGAATTAGTACGAATCAATAGGAGGATCTTATGAGTCAGTTTGAAATAGAACTCAAGGATGGACAGACCCTAGAGCATGTCGAGGGCCTTGTCTATGAGCTAAACAATGCAAACGGGACGCGGGATAGGATACTGAATATCCGCGTTGAAGAGGCGATGGTAAAAAATGAATCGCTTAGGTATTTGCGGTACTATCACCGGAATATGTATGCAATCCAGAAGTTGCGTATCTCTGCCGGAAACGGTGAAGATGCGCTGGAACGGATTGGAATTCCTGAAGTTGAGAGACAGTTCATGCGGGAGACATATCATGCAGGATTGAAACGCCTGGAAGGGCAGATGGAAAGGCGTTGCTTAAAGCATTTGGAGACATTCCCCATCTGGACAGAGTATCTTGTCAAAGTTCGGGGGATTGGCCCTCGGCTTGGCGCAAGTCTTGTTTCAATCATCGCGACCCCTATTCGGTTTGAGAATAATAGTGCAATTTACAAGTATGCGGGTTTTATGTCTCATAATGGTGTTATCCAGAAACGGCGAAAAGGTGAACAGGGGAAATGGTCAAACGAATTAAGGACGACCCTTTACAAACTCACCGATAGCTGGATTAAACTAGGGGGCGGTTATCGCAAGTATTATGACCAATTCAAGACGAGAGAAACTGAGCGAAATCTGCAACGCCCAAAAGACGGGCAACTCTCGAAAGGGCATATTGATAGCCGTGCGCGCCGTCGTGTGGCGAAACTCTTTCTATCGCACTTCCTCCAGCGTTGGCGGGAGATGGAGGGCTTGTCCGTACGCTTGCCATATCCGATCGAATACCTGGGTCATACGAAAATTATAGAACCGTTTACTGACAAAGATTAGTCTGAAATCAATTTAGAATCCCGGAACATATACGAGTCGGCAACCATTTTAGAATCAAAACCACAGTACGAGTCATTTTGTTTATTTGAATCATGGAAAGTTTACGAGTCGCACTTCAATTTTGAATCAGCAAGTAAGTACGAGTCAACAGCAGTTTTTGAATCAGGAGACATTTACGAGTCATTATGACCTTTTGAATCAGGTAGTTGGTATGAGTCAACATCAAGCTTTGAATCCCGGAACATATACGATCCATAAAAGAAATTGGAATCGTCCAACTGACACGAATCAAAAAGGGGTTAGTAAAATTATTTATCTCTAAAGGATTGTGTATAGGTTGGGCGGCAAGATGGATAGAAGCTGAAAATCAACTGACCCATAGCGCGGTCATAACCTTTTAGGGGGGAAACCATTTTGGAATTGGAAAAAAGAATGATAGAAATCGATGGCATAAGATATGTGCCAGAATGTAGCGTATCGGCCAAGCGGAAAAACAACATGAAATATGTTATCTGCCGCACCCAAAGCGCGGGGGTGTTCGCTGGCTATCTTCAAAGTAGGGAAGGCCAAGAAGCCGTGCTACTAGAGGTGCGTCGGATCTGGTCTTGGGCTGGTGCTGCTTCACTATCCCAGCTAGCAATGGAGGGAACAAGCAAGCCAGATGAATGCAAGTTTCCTTGTGAGGTTAGCAGAATTGTTTTAACACGGGTTATTGAAATGTTAGATGTAACTGAGAAGGCAAGAAAGAGCATCGCCGAGGTGGCCATATGGAAAAACTAATCCCCGATGGCTCTGGCTCAGGCGATGGCTATGGCTATGACGATGGCTATGGCGATGGCGATGGCGATGGCTCTGGCTATGGCGATGACGATGGCTCAGGCGATGGCTCTGGCTATGGCGATGGCGATGGCGATGGCTATGGCGATGGCGATGGCGATGGCGATGGCTCAGGCGATGGCTATGGCTCTGGCTATGGCTCAGGCGATGGCTCTGGCTATGGCTATGGCGGTGGCTCTGGCTATGGCTATGGCGGTGGCGGTGGCTCTGGCTATGGCTATGGCGGTGGCTATGGCGATGGCGGCTGACCGTATCGAATCTGAAAATCAACTGATGTTTTGGAGGAGATGGTAAAAAATGTCTAACCCCCGAAAGATATTAACCCAAAAACAGGAAGCCGCGATTCTTGCCATCATCAAGCATTTTAGATTGCCTCGTCCAAAACCTCATCATACCTACCCGGCTTGGCTAATTGCATCACTAGATAAGGCGTTGGCTCTCGAAAGCTTAAATCATCTTGCGACGATTGCCGGAACTAGCTGGGGACTTATCGCAAAAGTCCGTGATAACTTTGGATTACGAAAGGATTCTATGTCGGCAGCATTAAAAAAACCTTTCGTCATTGAATCACGCCGTTATACTGAATTTGCAATCCGGAACAAAACCATAAGCCGCAAGTTTGCTGTCGATGCAAAACCGATAATAGAAATGCTTAATCGGGGCTTATCGAACGTAGAAATCCAGTCACGGCTTGGTGTCTCTAAATCTAAAATACATCGTACCCAAAAACGTTTCAAGCCGATCGAAAAAGTGGTTTGCGAGAATGTTAATTGCCACCAATGGTTTCATCCTAAAAAGCGGGCACAGCTTTACTGCTCACAAAACTGCGGCGATCTGGAACGGAAACGGTATAGAAGGATGTTGGCAAGATCTAAGTATCCAGAAGAAAGAAAAGCATGCGAGTATTGCCAGAAAGAGTTTACCGTCAACTTATGTCACCGTGGCAGACATCGCTTTTGTTCTGACTATTGCGCTCAAAAACAGTGGCATAAAAAAAAGGTGGAGAGAGGGAAAAAATGTATCAGAGGGCGCACAAAGGTGAGTATGCCAGTAGATTCTCCTTGACAAATCATGAAAAATGGTATATTTGTTTTAGGCGCTTAATTTTAACTTAACTTTCAGTCTGATTAAAAGCTCCGAGCGGGTACCCGGGGCCATGCGAAGCGTGCGTGGTCGTGTGGCTCTCCGTTTCGGGGCTTTTTTATTTGGAGGTGTAAAACGTGTGGCAGGTGAACAAATCAAGGGTGAAAGCCCTCTTGCTTATGAATACTTTAAGATATTTAGAGACTTGCCACATGCCAAACGCAATCTCAATGCCTTATGTGTTTATGAAGTGTTTGGAAAAAAAAGGACGCAAACGGTATTTGCCCGGTGGCATAAAAAACATGATTGGGCGAACCGAGTCAACCTATGGGATATTGAACGCAGCCGAGACGCCCTAAGAGCTTTCATTACCCGACGCAATAAAGACCTTGAGAAGTTTATCGATGACGATTTTACAATTACAAGATCAGCACAACAGATTGTTATCAAAGTTGTGTTAAAATTAAGCAAGGAAAAGAATCCTAGCGCAACAGAATTTAGAACATTGATGCTAGGATATGCGCCTGTCAGAACTGCACTAAAAGACCTGATTGGAATTTTTGATAAGGAAGTAGAAGATGCCAACGCCGCTCAAAATTGAATACATACCAATTGATACGCTAAAACCTTTCGTTGATAATCCCCGTGAGCATTCGGAACGGAATATCAATGATATTAAGCGGAGCATATCCCGCTTTGGCTTTACGAATCCAATCCTCGTCAGGCGTGAAGATAACATGATAATCGCTGGACATGGACGGATTGAAGCCGCGACGATTGAAGGGCTTGAAACCGTGCCAGTGATCTATTTGGACATGAGTGATAACGATGCAAAGCTGTATAGCATCACTGACAATCGTACATCCGACACAAGTACGTTTGATTTGATAGCACTCAAGGAACTCACCGAAGCCTTGAGCGATGACGGAATGGAGATTGAGGATAGCGGATTTGAGATTGCCGAACTTGAGGCTTTGCTCGAAACTATTGAGCCGGAGGTGGAAGTCGAAGAGGACGATTTTGATACGACGCCACAGGAGGAAGCGATAAGCCAAACGGGCGATTTGTGGCATCTCGGAGAGCATCGCTTGTTGTGCGGTGATTCGACGGTGAAACAAGATGTTGAGAGGGTGATGGATGGGGAGAAGGTACTTCTCTGCCATGCTGACCCGCCTTATGGCATGGGAAAAGAAAGCGAAGGCCTAGTTAATGATAACCTATACCGCGAGAAACTAGACGTGTTCCAGATGGCATGGTGGAGAGCATGCCGCCCGTCGCTTAAAGATAATGCAAGTGTGTATATTTGGGGCAATGCCGAAGATTTGTGGCGGCTTTGGTATGTAGGTGGATTAAAGGAGTTGGAGCGGCTGACGTTTCGGAATCAAATCATTTGGGACAAGCCCCCATCGGGATTGGGGGACGGGCAGAACAACCCATCACTCCGCTCATTTGGGCGTAAATATGAGCAATGCCTATTCTTCATGCTTGGAGAGCAGGGATTCAACAACAACGCCGACAACTATTGGGAAGGGTGGGAGCCGATTCGGTCTTATTTAGCTCAAGAACGTAAAAAAATGGGGTGGGACGTTCCGACAATGAAACGTATTGCTGGGCATCGTGATTTAAGCAGGGATCACTGGACAGGGAGAAGCCAATGGGATTTTCCTACTCGTGGAGTCTATGAAGCGCTTCAAGAAGCAGCAAAAGGCGACGCCTTCAAGCGAGGGTATGACGCCTTCAAGCGAGAGTATGACGAACTCAAGCGAGACTTTTATGAGACCCGTGCATACTTTGACAACACGCATGATAATATGACAGATGTGTGGGACTTTGGACGTGTTCTCGGTGAGGAAAGACACAGTCACCCAACACCCAAACCCGTGGAGATGATTGGGCGCATCATCAAAAGCAGTTCCCCTGGAGATGGATTGGTTTTTGAGCCATTTCTAGGCTCAGGGTCAACCCTAATCGCTTGCGAGCAACTTTCCCGCCGTCGCTCTGCCATAGAAATTTCGCCTCAATATATCGATGTAGCAGTTCTGCGTTATGTCGAATACGTCGGCACGTCCGAAAACATCTTTTGTGAGCAAGGCGGAGAGAGAATACCATACACGGAACTATTTAATGGGTCTAGCATTCAGACGCTACCGCATACCGAACATAGCGATTTTACAGGCGAGTTGTTATGAGCAGTTTGAACCGTACAACACCGTTCAAGGCACCTTCTACGAATCAAATGCTTTTGTCAACGGCATATCCGGCGCGGTACGGGCTGGCAAGTCTCGGCCACTGGTACAAAAGGCACTGGCAGACGCGCTCAAGTATCCCGGTGGACGGTTCGCTATTATCCGTCAGGTTCGGTCAACGCTGAGGGAAACAACATTGCGCTCGTTTCTCGTCGATGCCTGTGGCTGGACAAATGTGGATGATGCGAGTGGAAACAACGGATTGTTAAAATCGTGGTCAAAGTCAGAGTATCGAGGGATAATCGAGGGCGGTAGCGAGATACTGTTTTTCGGACTCGATAAGGCAGCGGATATGAATTATCCATCGAAAATCGGCTCAATGGAACTTACGAGGGCATACATTGACGAGGCGATAGAATTACCCGAAAATGCCTTTAATATGCTCACTACGCGATTATCCTATCAGGTATCAGGCTCATCGCCGCAAGTCTCTTTTGCGACCAATCCCGGAAGCCCTCAGCATTGGATTCATAGGCGATTTATCGCACAACGACCTGAAAATGCGACCATCGGGCATCTCAACACCTTCGATAACCCGCATCTGGATAGCGCGTATCGTGAGCAGCTTGAACAACTCCCGCATGACAGCAACTTCTATAAACGCATGGTTTTAGGAGAATGGATAGCATTCCTCGGGATGGTGTACGATTGTTTCGACCCCGAAAAGCATATCGTTGATAAAGTGCCAGAGCCGACAATGACTTCATATAATTTTCGGTCTTTCGACTATGGCGGCGCGAATCCCTTTAGTGGAAGCTGGTATCGCTATTTCCCAGAGAATGACACGCTTTATCACTACCGACAGGTATACTGGTCAGAAATCGGCGCGACGGATTTTGGGGAGATGATTAAGCGTCACCAGCCGAAAAACGAACCTATCCGGTATAGCGTCTCTGACCATGACGTATCAGACCGGATTCAGTTGGCAAGCATGGGGATTCGGACGATACGAGCGATTAAGGATGTACGGCGTGGGATTGATACTGTTAATCAACGCCTTGCACACGATAAGCTGTTTTTTGTCAAGGACGCATTAGTTGAGCGCGACCCAAAATTAGCCTCAGAAGATAGTCTTGCGCGGCGGGTTAGGCCCCAATGCACACTTGAGGAAATCACAAGCTATGAGTGGGGAGTAACTGCAAGAGGCGTGCCGACCGATGAACCGAACAAAAAAGACGACCACGGCGTCGATGATCTTCGCTATAGTTGTATGTCCGTTGAATTTCCGACTGAATGGAAATCGCACTATGTGGAGGGGCTGTAATGGAAGATAAGACACAACCGATTGTGTGGGTTGTCCTATATGGCAGTCGAAGTGATGAAACTGATTCTATATGGAGCAGCGAAAATCTTGCGGAGAAGAGAATGGCGCAAATGAGGCGTAACATAATCAAGGAAAGAGGGTCTGAAGGGGTTAATTATTTTAAGGCCGAGCGATACACACTAGATAAAGACGGTGATTTTGAGGAATGGATATAATGAATTTATTATTCCCGATTGTATGGGTTGTCACGATTAGCGAGTGGGAGTCATGGGATATTGATTCTGTTTGGAATGATGAAGATTTAGCAAAGGCGCGGGAGGTAGAGATTAGCAAAAAGCACAAATGGCGGAATGTCGAAGTAGTCCCCTATGGAATCAACAATTCTAAATAATTCAAATTATGTGGAGGGATTGTAATGAAAGAAGCAATATCTATCCCAAAACTCCTTAAGGCATCTGAGGGGTTACGGAAGGCATTTGAGGGTTTTAGTAAGATGGAATATAAAACAGTACTAATCGCATTATCAGTGAAAAAGATTGATAGATTAGCTGGACATCTAAGGAACTTTGATGGACATTAACATCCTAAAAGCACGCTATCCCGACTACACCGACCACATTAAGGAATGGGGATTCGCATTAGATACATTCAACGGCGGGACGGCATATATCGAGAAGTATCTCATCCAAGCCGTCCGGGAAAGTGGCAGCGATTTTCAGCTACGTAAGGACTCTGCACATTTCCGCAATTACGCGAAGTCCATCGCACGCATCTATATCAACACCCTGTGGGGCGGTAGCGATGAAGTCGAGCGGGACCTAGAATCGGTGCAACTTGACGGCATTGCTAAAGCCGTAGACCGAACCGCCAGAGGCGTAGAGGCATTCATGAAGGAAGTTTCGCAATGGTCATTTATTTACGGCTGGTGTGGGATATTGGTTCTTCAATCTGAAGGGGATAGCCGTCCGTTTTGGTCGATTGTTCAACCGCAACAGATAATCAATTGGGATATGAGCGAAGATGGCAACCTTCTTTGGGTCCGCATAGAGATTATCGAACGCATCGCCGGGCCATTTGTAGAGGCAGAGGAACGGACAACTTACCTCACCCTTTTACCTGATGGATGGGTGTCACACGATGATGAAGGGAATATAGCACTCGACGATGAAAAGAATGAAAAACAAGGCACGTATTCATTAGAAATCGATGGACGCCAACGCCTACCGATAACCTTTGCGTACTTTGAGCCGGTGGAAGGTTCGATAATTGGAAACACGTTTTTCGATGATATTTCGCACACAAATAAAACGCATTTCAACTTAACAAGCACCCTCGAAACGGGCTATACTAGGAATCTGCTTCAAGTCCTGACGCGAAACATTGACGGGGGCGCTCCTCCTATCGACATGGATATACTGAAACAATCGAATATCTTGGATTATATGGGTACGATTGCACCCGCCTATCTTGGACCCGATACAGCAGGATGGACAGAGGTTAGGGAGCATATCAAGGAACTCAAAACTTCGATGTACGAAGTTGCAAGCCTTGAACACCGGGATACGTCGTTGCGCCAACAGAGCGGGATTTCCAAAGCATTCGACAAAAATCAAGCCGAAGAACAGGTCGAAGCATGGGCGCAACACATTGAAGCTGCCGAAAACGATGCATGGAATCTGACAGCGGCGTGGAGTGGAAACTCTTTCAGTGGAACCGTTAAATACCCGAACCAATTCAACGTTCTATTTGAATCCGATGCGCTCGACCGCTTCAAGCGGGTACGGGAAACATTTTTAGATTTATCACCGACGCTTATCTTGGATCAAGCGATTTCAGCCTATAACCGGCTTAATCCCGATGCCTCTCCCGAAACCGTTGGAAAGATAGCGGGTGAAATCGAATCCGAATTAGTTAGGATGCGTCGAGCATCAGAGGCAGAGATAGATATTTTCGGAGGGTAATATGCCGGATTATGGTTATATTTCAACAGATGATAACGCAAATTTACTTAAATGTCGCGGGCCTCATAGGATAGACGTAACAGGGCAGGTTATAGAATGGCAACCAATGAAAACAAAAATCACTGTACCTGCCTATCAATTGATTCCAGATCGGATAAAAGTTGTCATAAGGGATTTCAAATTTGGAAAGAATTAACGAGTTGCACATCGGTGGCTTAACCTATCAGATAAAATGGATTGATGAAGCAGGGTCTAAGCTACTACACAACGATTTATTGTACGATACAGATAGCTATAGCAATTCAATCACTCTACATACCCATACCCCGGAGAGCTTTAATATATCGATGCTGTTCTCGATAGCGATGTTTTACTGGTATCGATCCATCACAGGCGATGGTGATATTGATCAGCCAATGATTGACCGGATTTCCACGCAAGTCACGGCTCTTTGCTCAAAGTATCCAGATCTGCTCGATACAGATAATTACAATCATTACGACACGATACAGGTCGCCGATCGGATATATGAGATTCTTTTGAGCCCCCCAGGCGAAATGGGTGATGATGGCAGCTTCGGCACTCACAGTGTCATGCGGGGAACAATTCAGATCCATATCGAGGCATGCCAGAATCGGCAGTGCCATGTTAGATGGCATGAGCTTATCCACGCAATAGATAAGGTGGTGAATACGGATATTGATGAGCCGACAACCTCACTTCTGGGGACATGCGTGTGCTCGATACTGAAACAAAATCCAAATCTGGTTGAGTGGATAAAATCAACTTATCATTGTGATGTTGGAGAAGCCAATGCAGAGACTTAAAAAGGTTACAGAGCGGCATATCAAGGTTGGGCGAGACAAGAAAACAGGGCGTTTCGTTAAGGGTTCTAATTCTGAGAATATGGAAACAATTATTGTGTATCCACGAATGAAGGATAAAAAATCAACTGATTTAATGGAGGAATCACATGGCTGATGACCCATACATGCCTAGATTGATTATGTTTAATGCTAGGAAAGCAAACGAATCTTTAGAATGCTATAGGGTTGGACATATGGAATGTACCGAGATAGTGTCAAACTTCTTAGGCATTGATGAAGATGGTCTTGGAATTTATAGTTACGCAGTCGGATTTGAAGATGGTACATCCAAAGAAATAACAAACACTCACGCAGTCTATGCCAATTAACGACTACACACAATCAATACTCAATGCCCGCCCCTTGCTAAATGATGCGATAAAAAGTGCTGATGAGCGAATCATTGCAGCACTACAAAAAGCCCATGCCGAACTTGATGCGCTTGTTCGAGGGAGTGAGGTCAACGGGGAAATGCAGCTATTGAGATGGCGTCAAAGGCAAGGCAGAATCCGCCAAGAGTTAGCACTGCTCGGAGTAGAAATCAAAAGAAGCATCGAATCCGGTTCGCTATCAGCAGCGACATCTATTTCTGAATTAAGGGAAGCGGCTACCAATGCGCTACTCAAGGAAGCACAGCTATCCTTTGCCGTTGACTTTGCATCAGTACCGAGGGGCGTACTGGACACCATTGCCAAGCGCATCGACTCGGAAGGGCTAAAGGTTTCTGCGAATGTGTGGGCCAATGCTCAAACAGATTTAATTAGCCGTGAGGTAGAAGCGGGAATTGTGCGCGGTCGGTCTGCCACTGAAATAGGGCGGGGTATTCGCCAGTTCGTGTTGGGTAGTGATGCATTGACCGAAAGTGAACTCAAAGATCTACGAACTGTCCGGGGGGTTGAACGCCGATTACTCGGTACAAGCATTAAGGCAAAGGCGCAACGGTTGGCACGTTCCGAGATAGCAAACTCCGCATGGGAATCTGGACTCCAATCGGCAGAACAGAGTCCGATCGTCAAAGGCATCAAGTGGAATCTATCGAGTCGACATTCTATATGGGATGTATGTGACATTCTATCAACGCAAAATCTGTATGGACTGGGTCCGGGAATCTATCCTCCTTCAAAACTTCCGCCCCGTCCGCATCCGAATGACTTGTGTTTTCTCACTGATGTGTTGCGAGATGCTACCGAGTGGGATAAACCCAAAGAGACGTTAGAACTAAAGAAAAACCCTGATGATATTCCTACACGTCCGGCGAATGCAAAAGGGACGGACGGATTCATAGAAAAACAACGTCAAACTGCAATTGATTTAGTAAAGGCAGCCGCTTAGGGGGGTGATAACCATCGCAAAGCATCGCCATAGAAGAAAATCGAAAAAGATTAAGCGCAAATCTATGAAGCGTAAAGTATCAAGAAACTGAATCTTTAACCATTAAGGAGGAACTTGTATCATGTCAGTGCAGGAAAGTATTAACAGATTGAATAACCTCAATCATGATAATAATGACTGGGGTACGATTATCGACCAGCTTATCACGGCGGTTCAAGAGATAGCAACCGACCACGCCACCACGAAGACCGCAGTTGACGAGGGAAAGGCCCTTGCCGATGAACTACGAACCGACCATGCAACGACGAAGACAGCAGTTGATGAGTTGAACACATTGACTGATGAGCTTCACGATGATCATGCGACGTTTCTCACTGAGCAAACTGCGATTGGAACTTCACTCGCCGATTATAAAGCGATCTATGATGCACATACGCACAAGCTACCGGCGACCCCTATCGAGGACGAAAACACTTCGGCACCGGACACGACGGCTGCGACAGGCGGCAAGGCACCGGGGGCTGCGAGCGCATTTACGGATACTTCGGGCAGTCCGCCTGCAACAATTACAGCCACCAAAGCAACCGCAGGTCCCGCGACCATCACAGCCGCTGCCGCAACCGCAGGACCGGCGACACTTTCAGCCGCCACTATTACATCATTGACCTAACCGGGGCGGATGCCCTAACCTATTTTCTGGATGGAAAATATGACCGAAAAACAATCACCGACACAAGCGCAAATCGACACAGCAACAGCATATGTCCGTAGTGATTCCGGGCAAAAGTATTGCCCAATCCAGCGGTCAAACTGTACTGAAAATTGCGTATGTTTTCAAGTCAAGTCGTATGCAAAAGGGATGCAAGCAAGTTGTGCGCATCTCAAAGTTACCATCTCGCAACGTGAATATACTGCTTGACGGCGTTGGATGACGCCAAATTCACAGGCGTGGATGCGCCGACCTTATTGATGGAGGTCAATAAATGGCTGAGGAAATTACTATTTCGCAGGAGAAATTTGATGAAGTTGTTCACCAGCGTGACGGATTAAAAACCGATTTACGTGAAATCAAAGACAAAAACGCCACCTTTGAGGAAGAAATCGCCACCCTTAAAGCAGGCGCACTCCCAGCGGAAGATCTAAAATTGTTCAAGGAACTGAAGGACGCCAAGGAGAAACTAGAGGGCGTGGAAACGGTGACAAAGGCAGAAATGCAGCGCATCCGAGAAGAGGATACCAAAAAAAACTTAGCCGACGTAGAACAAGCTAAGGTTGAGGCAGATACCGAACGCCAAAAGCTGGACGCAGAAATCGATAGGTTGCCATTCTATAACCTGCCCTGTTACGTCTATCCTATGAGGCCCGCGACATTTAAGTAAATTTGCGTTATCATCTGTTGAAATATAACCATAATCCGGCATATTACCCT